CCATTAGTAGCTGCAAAAGCAGAAGTATTTGTTGCACTCCAAGTTATTGTAACTTGAGCTACATTCTCCAGCGTACTATTACTCCAAACATCAAAGCCAGAGTTGGTGAGTAGGTTTTCTTTTAATGTACCACCTACTTCATGGATACCTCCAGATTCTATGACAACAGATTTTGTATCAGTACCAGCTTTGAAAACATTAAATTCAAGCCGTCCATCTTCTTCGCCAGCCGTAACATCTGATATTATGCCTGAAATAGTACAGTATCTTGTTACTGCATTACCACTATCAACACCATAAAAGTCAATGAGCCCAATATAATCGTCATCTGCTTCAGATGCGGTTGATGTTTTATGAAACTGAAGTTTCGGAGATGATGCATCAGCATTTGTATTCTCCAGTTTTATAACTGGTTTCCAAGAAGTGCCAGACTGTACATGTAACAATTCGTCAACATTGGAATCAGTTCCAATCCCGACATTGCCGTCTTGTTGAACTTGAAAACGACTTGTTCCTCCTGCTGTAACATCAAATAAACCAACCGTACCTGTAGAATCTGCTCCTTCGATAATAAATATGGGTGAATTTTGAGATGCTCTTTTATCCTCAAATCTAAATGTTCCTCCAGCAGTTGAAAATGAGTCTGTACCTACACTGAAAAATGAATTAACACTACCATTTCCTAGACTTCGCTCAAATGTTGCTCCCTCTGTGCCAACCATATGGAAAAGGCTCCCAGGCCCCGTCGTGCCGATACCGACGTTGCCGTCTTGAAGGATGGTCATTCTATCTACAGCAGAATTATTTCCATCTGGCGTAGTCGCAAAGATAAGCCTTGTTGGTAAATCCGTTCCGTCACCACCAGTAAGAGGGTCTCCATCAACAAAAGCCTTGATAGTTGCTCCTTCTTCAAACCCAGCACCATCAGCACCTTTAAAGATTATGCCACCAAGCAATGTATCATCAACGATAAAGGTGTTTGTGCCAACTGTATTATTTTTACTATGCTGAAGATTTAAAATACCACCGTGAGTAGTAGTAGTGCTATAAGAAGTAATAGTTAATTCAGCACTTGCTGAACCCTTAGCCACTTCAAGAGATGATGAAGGAACAGTTAAACCAATACCGACGTTGCCATTATTTAACGCCATCGTCGCACTACTTGAAGCATAATCATAAAAAATTAATGGGTCATTAGTTACATTACCATCAGCATATATATTCCAATCAATACTATCGCCAGTTGCAAATTTTAATTGAGCATCATTACCTGCTGTAGAAGTGTTAATTTTAATACATGCATCCCCAGGCGCTTTTACTTCTAATTCTTCATCTGGGTCTGACACTCCAATCCCCATTTGTATGCCATCCATATCAAAAACAAAATTCTTAGAATCTCCCCATTTTAATGAATAAGCATTTGCTGAAGTATCCCACCATAAACCATACGTATCAGTTCCCCCTTCCATTCCAATGACCATACCAGTTGTGTCATCATGTACTAATTTAGAACCACTCGCCATTGTTATTTCACCACCGGAGGTGATACGCATTACTTCTGATTGAGAAGCATCCCCAGTTGTCGTATAAAATAATAAATCTGCATGATTATTAGTGGTATCCCAATAGCTACCACGAGAATTTATTGCTTCAATTCTTGCTCCTATTGTAATAGTACTACTTGTATCTTCTGCCCCTCCAAACTCAATTACCCCAAGTCTATGACCAGTACCCATTCCAGCACCATCATCACTAAAAAGTCTTAAATGTCCACCTTGAGTTGCACTACTTGCTGTAGAATCTTTAATCCATACTTGACCATCTACCTGTTCATCATATGTATATGTAGTACTACCATCAATAGTTAAGTCACCATCAATAGTTAAATCGCCTGATATTGTGCCGCCAGAAGTGGAAAGTCCTTGTCCTGCGTATAATGTGTTTAATATAGCCATTTCATCACCCCCTACATCTTCACTACACGTAGTTCACAAGTAGAAGAACCATCAGTAGCTAAATAATTAAAATAGATTGTATTGCCAATTCCTCTAGGTATCTTGATAAACGATAATCCACTAGCAAGTTTTAAAGCATCTGCTATGACTAGTGTTGCTGTACTTGTGTTATGAAAATGTATGTATATTTCAGCAGCTGGAGTTAATCCAAGAGTATGATATCCTGAAACGTCTATATTCTCTGGTGTACCACCAGATACAGGTGCATCAGTTACATTTGTTATTAAATCCCAAACTGCAGCAGTATCTGTATTTAAAGATTCGTGTGCTCTGTGTTTTTGTAGGTTTGCCATTCTATTCTCCTATTATTTTAGTCTGTCTTGCGGGGCGAGAATGCTCCCTATACAGACTTGTTATTAATTCTCAATTTACATCATCTTATCGTAAAAAACTAAAACCCTGGACCCTATATGTTCCCCATCTCTTACTTGATTGATGTTTCTCTGTTATTCTTCTAAATTCTCTCATAAAATATTCTTTCATATCGATCTGACCAGCATCCTCTGCATACTTAGCTCTAACATAGTATACAACCGCATTAGCCAGGTATCTTGGTATATCTAGTTCATCTGCTTCATCATTAAGAACATTTACATCTGTAAGTACATATGAAAAATCTCTGTATGCTTTATATATATTGATATCAGACTGGCTACTTTCAGCCACTAAAGCTGCATCTGCAGAATATTCATTATCCAATCCAGTAGAATATGATGTAGCATCAGCTGAATTAACCACTGCATATCTTGTGCCAAGTGTTAATTTACTTGATGCTGCAGTTGCAGATGTTGAAACACTACCTATAGAAAACAATCCATTATTAGCTTCATCATTACTTCCTGATATAAAAACATAATCACCAGCAGAAAAATAATCAGCAAGATATAAACTTCCACCACTTCTGCCATATACTTCTTCACTAGTATTAAAATCTACATTCTGATCTTCCCAATAAGGTAAAGTTTCAGGTACTTTAGTATATGTTACAAGCTGACCTTCAGTACCTGCTGTTTGAACTTTATGTAATCCATTCCATCTAGAGTTTCCCCCAACCACTATATAATCTAAAGATTGTCCTCCTGTATCTCCAGAAGAACCTGAAGTAACTGTACTTTCTGGGGATGACGACCAATTACTTATAGTGGATCTTCTTGCTCTTAAGAATGCTAAATAACCACCTATAACTGTCCATCCATTTACATAAAACTTATTTACATCAACTGCAGCATTGGAAGAGACCATATACTGAGGACTATACACATATTGGAATTCTAGACCATGTGTAATGCTCTCCTTCGGACTTTTCCATAATAAAGCACCTTGAGATCCAAGATCATTCAGCCCTGGTTGTGAGAGAGTCTGACCACCAGAAAACGTCCAATCCTTCTGGACAATAGCAATCTTGTTGCCCTTTACATAATATGCATATTCTTTACTAGTTGCCATCTGCATCCTTTCTTAAAGGTTCACCGATCATTCTCGGTATAGACCTATATTCATCATCAACATTTAGATGATTCTTGCACCTAATATCTATTACCTTTATCATATCTTTTGGAAAGCTATAAAACCTTTGATCTTTAGTTATATCAATCCTTTCCGTAGTAACATGAGTTTCAGAGATCATATTCATCTCTTCAAGAGCATCCTTGATATAAGCTACAGCTCTTCCAGTATCCATAATACCAGCTCTTTCCATTATTTCCTGTACTTTCATCTTCTAGCCGCTCTTTGTTGTGGCTGAGAAGGAGGTGTTGGAGCCATCATAACAAAAGTTTGAGTATACTGCTGAGAAAGTATCTGATGCCTAGCCTGCATCCATCCATAATCTGTAGTATTACCTGCAAGTTGAGCTTGATATGCCTGTACATAAGCAGTAATCTTTTGTATCTGTGCAATAGCTAATTCTGTATCTTCCTCATCTTCTATAAAGTGTCCTGTTGTACTCCACCATTGATCTATTTCCCCTTGATCTAAACGAACATCAATAGTATTATCATCATCTAATATAGATACATCTGTTAATTCAATAGGGGCTGTACCATCTCCTGATACAGTTGGAATACTCTTTGCAGACATTGCACTTTCAAGAGATTTTATAGCTGCATAGATTACTACAAGATATACTTTGTCATTTGGAAACCATTTTATACCTGTACTAGCATGATCTAATGCAGTACCATCTGTTTCTTCAGGTGAATTATTAATATAATAAACCTTAAATGAATTAGGATTTGAGCCAGGAGCAGGAAATACACTAATCAAACCATTATCTCCCACCATATATGCTGGATAAAATTTTGATGAAAAATGTAAACTATCAACATCTGTTACAATATGTTGTAAAGATGGAGATATTACTCTGCATGGCCTCCAATTATCACTGGTAACACCATCCTCTCTTATAACAGAAATAATATCAGCACCACTTAGATCTAAAGATGCATTAGCTGTTTGCTCAGCACTTACCCTCGAAAAATCATTTCTATCCTGAGGTCTTAACTTGACAACCTTACTAGTAACATCAATAACACCATCATTTAAAAATGTAGAAAATTCAGATCGACTAGGGGCAGTAGAACTAGCATCTATAGTCAAACCTGTTAATCCCATTACTTGTGATTGAAAATCTGCCATATTCTATGCTCAAGAAAAGAGAAGGCTACCAATATAACAGAAAGGAAGCAAAAACTACACTAAGTAGCCTTCTCAAATCTATCTCTTTATATCGAGTTATTATACCTCGAATTTCAGATTATACTATAGTAACATGAGCTGAATCATGTATCATGCCAGAAACATAAAAGTTGCTGCCATCACATAATAATTCAACCCAATCCCCAGCAGCTGCTCCGTTAATAAACGAAAGCACATCAACACCACTTTCTGCTGATTGCTCTGCTGCTTCAGAACCTGCTGCAGAAACAGCCATGCCTATTAAGGTATCTTCAGTACTATCTGGTTCTATCGTAATTGCAAAACTGCCAGCAGTAGTTATTAAGAATTTAGCATTCCAACCTACTCCAGCATCTGCTGCTTTTGGCAACGATATTGCAAACGCAGAACTTTGAGTTATGGTAAACACTTTACCACTATCACCAGTAGTAAGGGTTTTTGCTGCTGATATATTTTCAACAAAATGCCCTTTACCATATCCAGCTTGTCCACCTAACTTAGCCATTAGTTACCTCCTTACACTAACTCGATACTTACAGCATCGATTCTTACTTCATTGTCAGCATGAGCAACGCTCCAGTCAACATTAAGAGCTACAGCTAAAAGACCTGTTGTGTCCATAGAAGTCAATGCTGTTGTAGCCATAACAACCGTTGCTCCTAGAGCATCGGTTCTGATTTCACTGATTGCAGTACATGTTCCACTGCTACCAGCTGCTGTACAATGAACGTCAGCCCAAGCATATACTACATCATTATCAGAAACATCAAGAGCTACGCCAGTAGCAATAGCTGTACCTCCAAAGTTAAGAACAGGTGTTAAGGTATCTGAGCTGTTACTATCAACAACTGTACAGTAGACCTTAATTCTCACAATATCACCCTTTTCTAGAGTATTAGCTGGGATTTGATATGAGAATAGGTCTGCAGCAGTTGTTGTATTTTCATGTTCACGCCCAGTACCAGCTTCAGCGAACAATTTCTGAGATAGTGAGTTATCTAACTTATTTTGTCCATACATTAAATTAGCCATTGTCTACCTCCTTATGTCCAGATAGCATGGGATTCGGCCATTGACCATTCCATGCCAGCTTCAGTTAAGATTTGATCTACTCTACGGTCGACTCCAGAGTTCTCTAAAGTTTGAACTCCCACGTAGACTGAAGTATCACGATTGATGCCATTACCAACTAAAGGTCTGTAAGCACAGTTCTTCATATTGATACCAAGCATTTTAATACTTGTACCATCAAGATGAACATTTCGTGCAACCTGCATATCACCATACACAGTTGAGATTGTACTTATATCAACACCAAAGACCTTCTTTTTGCCAGTCAATGACATATCAGCACTTAAGTTAGAAGATACTTCAAGATTATTCTTAAAATACCCACTTAACTTATGAAGCCAATTATACACTGCTGTACTACAGAAGAATACCGTTGCTTGACTATTATTGTATCTTGGATCCACATAACTTGAAAGATCATCAAGAAAATCATCCTGAGTCTTAGTAGCAATAGCTAAACTAAATTGGTTACCATAGTTACTAATGTAGTCTACTGCACCTTGAGTATATTGGATACTACTACCATCTGAATACTGAGATCCAAATAGTAATGATGTTTCAATATCCCACTTGTGCTCAATCAACTTCTCCTTCCAAACACGTGCCCACTCATTTGGTTCAAACTTCAATACTGTAGCTCTGGCCGTATTGGTCATTGCCATTGAAGTCTTCCAAATTTGAGTAAGTCCATGATTAGATGAGTAAGGTTGATCCACCCAAGTCTCTGGAAAACCAGTACCTTCGGCAAATGCGCTACCTATTACATAAGAACGATTAGCTTCTAACTCACTATGTATCACTCTATCTGATACCTGTGCATCATCATCAGTTGCTGTTCCAACACCACCAGGAGATGGAGTATCATTATAGAAAGATGAAAACTCTAAAGCACCACTGTCATATTTGACAAGAGATCCTTCAATAGCTACACACTCCATTGAAACACTAGCAGCAGTCTTGGAAAGACTATCAGTAACAGTATCTACTCTGATAATCTGATACCCTGAAGTACCAGTACCTGTTGCACTAGCTTTACCAGGAACCTTAACTAACTGTCCAGGTAAAAAGAACTTTGGCCTCGTATTACTAGCACCAACATCATAGTTGTTAGTATTCTCATTGAAGACATTCTGTATGTTACCACGATTATCATAGTCAGTAGCCATGTACAACTTCATTGGTTGACCTACTGCGGACACAGCCGCACCTGTATCTGATCGTTGCATTGTTGACTCAACAAATGTATCTGCACCACCATCTACTTGACCTATAACATAAGCATAACGCTTATGATACGAAGGACGCTTCTCAGAAAACTTAAACTGAGGATCGTCTGTCGCTTTTTTTGCCACCTTACTTACGAATCTAAAGAACGGATCTTGAGGGATCGCCAATTCAGATACTCGGCTACCAAAGTTATACCTTCTACGTATATCTCCAGTAGCTAAACCACTTGAGTCACCTGGGCCACGCCCATCAAAATCCGATACAGAAAGATCAGTATTCGGTGTTATGACCGATAAAAAATCAGACATATCGAACTCCTATTTTTAGCTCGAATAAACTTTAAGCCGAAATGGCTCTATAAACTAAATTTACCCGAACAGGTTGTCTAAATCGCCATCCAGACCTAAGATTCCATCAAACACTGCGTTATCTGGATTCTTCTCTTCGGCCTGGCTGTTAGCTCCACTAGCGGTAGGCGGTATGTTCCTAACATTCTTCATCTGGGTAAGCATGTCATTCTTTGTAGACTGGACAACATTTGCATTAGCCTGATCACGATTCAACAGATAGTCAATATCGTCAAGTGTAAGAACATGATTTTGTGCAGCTTCCTTAAATGTAGAAAACTGTTCATCACTCATGCCTCTCTTTTCCTTGAATTCACTTTCCATTGATTGTCGTTTAGCTTCCTGCTGCACTTTTGCAGCATTAGCTTTTTCAGCCTGATATATCTGTCCTACTCTATGCTGAACAACTTTATCTACTTGAGCATTCAGAACTTTTGCTGAATCAGAATCTGGATCTGTCATTGCTTCTTGAGAATCAAAAACAAAATCTTCGTCTAATCCCAACTGTTCCTGTACGCCCTTCGGAGTATTACCTCCATTTACCAGATAGTTACGAACATGTTCAACCAATCCGCTATCATTTTTCATTGCTTCAAGAACAGGTACAAAAGGTTCAACCTCTTTATACTGCTCTCTCAGCTTAACGGCTTCTCTGCTACTGTCTTGGTAGCGTTTCTTGTAAGGATTACCGTCATCATCCCAACCCACATTGTTGGAGCCAACAGTTTGCTGTTGAGTTACCTGTTCGGTGTCAACTTTCTGTTGGGTTGCCTCAGTGTTACTATCGGCAATTACGCCATTTACATCTTCTTCTAGAGCTTCAAAAAAGTCCTCAGAGGAGCCAAGAACCTCAGCTTCAACTTCATCAGCTGTAGGGACTCCTGGGTTGCCTGCTGTTTCTTCCATTTTTATTACCTTTACTCATTTTAATGTTACTGCTTTTTATTACCACTCTGCAAATCTTTTTTTACAAATTGTAATTCTCTTGATAGATCTTTCTTTGTAGCGTCTACCTGATTGACCATTACATTCTGTAAAAGTTTCTGTTTTGCCTCTGTTGAGCGGTAAGAATCTTTTAGATCGCCTTTAACTTCCTCTTTCTTTTTGGTGATCTCCATTTCAGCTTGCATCACTTTACCCTTGATTCCAGCCTGTACTAACTGTCTCTCAAGAGTCTCAATAGTGCCGTCTTTGTCCTTCATTGCTTCCTGCAATTGACCTAACTGTCCCTGTAACTGAGCATATAAACTCTTACGCTTAGCTATCTGTTCCTTATTCCGAACATCAGTTTCAGCAAGAACTGCTATATCATCTATAACTCCAAACTGCAGAAGTTCTTTTAATTCAGCAAGATACGCCCACCTGTTTACTGGAAGTGTAGAACCAGCCACTATTCTGACATCAAACTTGGCAGCCGAATAGTCCATTGACTTTCCAATTGCCTGTCCCATATCATTATAGATAGGAATATTAATCTCCTGCTGACGCTCTTCCTGAATAGCTGATGGTTGTATAATCCTGAATCTTTTATTAGCTGAGTATACAGATTGTGATATCTGCATAATAACTTTCCCCAACTGTCTTAAAGCTGGTTCTATAGAATGCTTCATCCACTGTTTAATTCTCCTGGTCCCATACTCATCCAATGCAAGCATCCCCCTGAAAGTTTCATGCTGTTGCTGTGTGTCTCCCTGCATTGACGAATAAATCCCAGCCAGATATTCCATGTCCGCTTTTCCCTGCTGAACAATAGAGAAGAACGCATTTGACAATGGAGCTGGCATAATAGGAGTTGGACGCTCAGATCCTGGTCTTGTTGGAAGTAATGCTCCTGGCGAAGAGGAATACTGCTCCCACAGTTCTGGATCTATTGATCCTTCCTCATACATCCATCTTAATGATGAACCCAGAGATGCATTATGCACCATTATCTGATGAGACTTATTTATTTCTTTCTGCTTTCCTACAAGAGGAGCAACTGCAGATATTGGATATGGAGTTCCAGTCCATTTATAGTGAAACGGAATCAATGGATAATCAACTATATTTTCTGGATAGACAACTTCACTCAGCAATTTATCTCCTGCACATATTGTCTGCCTTATCCTCGTTCCATAAAACTGTACACTGTCAACTATAGACTGCTGAAAAGTTTTATCCTTAAGCAATATATTATATTCTTTTTCTGATATAACCCTATTCTCAATCTTAGATGCTTCTGCCTGCAGTCTGCTCATATATTCTTGCTCTGCAGCTTGTAACTGCTGTTGCATCATATCCTGAGCTTTCTTCATCTCAAGTTCATATCTTTCAGGAATCATCTTACCTAATTTAACAGCTTCCTGCATCTGTTTGTCTTGTTCCATAAGACCAACCTGCATTTCAGCGGCCATTTCCTTCATCTTTACCTGAACTTGCTGTTGAATAGCTTTCAACTGTTTCTTATTTGGAGGAATCCTGTAAAATACATTTACATAGGAAATCTTTATCTTTTCATAAAGCTCAAACAGCTCTAATGTTTGTTCCTGCTGTCCAGTAGCATCTATTCCTACATCCTCTGCAGTAGAATCTGAACTCAAGAATAATTTCTGCTCACTATCTGCGATAGCTCTCTCTGAAAAGGAATGATCTCCATCTAATGATGAAGCTTTATTTATCTTCCTCTTATATTGAGGAAAAAGCTTTACAACATGACTTTTAGGAAGAACTTTTCTTATAAGAACATAAGATGCATCCCTGAACATCATATCCCTGGACTTTGGATCCACATAAATATCGAAAGGCTCTGGCTGCTGAAGTATAACCTCTCCCATTCCATTATCCTTGTCTGTATCAACAGTAACAAGGATATAGCCTATAGATTTACAGATAGCATCATTGATTGCATTTGAATAAAGTGCAGAACCATCTGAAAGATGCCAGATATAATCAGAAAGATCTGAAAATACTGCCGCAACATCAGAATCACTCCCCTCTACACCAATAGCCTGCCATCTGGGATTATTAGCAGTAGCATAGAAGTTCAACATCTCAACAACAGGCAATATCCTGTTAATTGTAAACGTAGGCATCCCCTGGTCTTGAAGAGAAGTCTTCTCATTACGAGACAATTGCTCATCATGAGCAAACTCATACCCTTTCTGGTTAACATACTCCCACTGGCTTCTCGTCCAGTTATTAGAGAGATTGTACAATTCTCTTATTTGGTCTGCTTTTTTCTTCTTAGGCATTATTTCTTAACTTTCTTTGCTTTATGTCTCTCCCTAACTGGGTGAGGAGTTCCTTCAATTGGTCATATATGATATGTATCTGAAGGAGCTTTCATTGGTGCACGATCACGCTTATCATGACCAAATATATCCATTCTCTTCTGAGCCATTAGTATGAAGGTTCTGTAGCTCTCCTTCTAGGATTAAGAATAGTATCCTCATCAAATTCTATTCTATCCATATCCCTACCCAAACGATTCCTTCCTTCGTTTATCTTTAGTGGGTATTTACCTTTATAAGCTTCGCAATCTGCTCTTTCTTCTGGATCTATGATTGCAGCGCATTCTTCTTTTCCTGGCATTTTATTTTCCTCTTTTAGTTATGGGAACACACTTGTTCCCTACTCGTTTCTTACCTGGAGGACAAGTATTATACTTTTTCCTTGTATCTCCAGTCTTTAGTTTACTTGTATCCTCTACAGATAAATCCTTAGTTGTAATTATATCTGCCATTACTCACCAGGTATCTTAGATTTAGTATCTCCCTCTGGAAATAAATCTTCATCTCCAGGTAAAAAATCAAAAATCTGATCATCTGTTCGTCTTATATCCTGTTTTGGAAATCGACTGCTTCGCCCACCACCCATATAATACTTCCTATCTCCAAAATCTACATCTTTGGCAAAGTCTTCATCAAAATTCGATAACTCAGGAAATTGTTCCATTATTTCCAAAGCTCCCTTGATTTTCTGCCTCTCTGAATAATCAGCATTTACTCGATAATTTGGATTTCCTGTTTCATTAAAAACCCTTTGGCCAGGATAGGCAAATCCAAAATCCTCTTGATCTCTTATGTCTTGTATAGTTTGCCTTCCATCTTTTCTAGTCCGTATAAATTTTCGCAAAAAACTTCTAGCTTCTGTTACAGCAGCTCCAGGATTTTTGAACCTATCTCCTTGAGGTTCATCATATCCCATCATTGTTTCCCACCGTCTAACCATATTACGAGACGTACCCCATTGAGATTGACCAAGTTCCACATTTGTCCAGTCAATATCTTCGTCCGCTAAATGTCCTCCTAAATACCGTGGATTAATCTCTTTTTTTTCCTGTGGTGTCATTTCATCATAACCTTCACCACGAGAAAATTTTGAAGGAAAGTATATTCGGTCATTTTCTTGCAAAAGATCAACCTCACCTTCGTAATCATATCCCTCCGAATATATCTCTTCATATTGTTCAGTATCTGAATTCCATTCAAATACAGCTTTTGTGTTTATTCTCATCTTATTTCTCCTTTAAGCTACTACCCAGTCTTTTGCTCTTGGTTTCTTTTTATACCACTTACCCTCTTTATCCTGACCTGCAGCCATGGGAGGATTGGCAAACTTGACTGCATAGGCAAGAGCGTCTATGGTATCATCGTGTGCCATTCTTGGTCCAAATGTTGTTATCTCTCTATGCAGATCATACTGAGTCTTCTTAATATGTATTTGCCCTATAGAAAATCTTTGAGCTAATATTTCCTGTATCCTGTCTCTTTTGCTCATCCTATTTCCTGGCTTTTCTGCTTTATACCCAATAGAGAAATCATTTCTCCTTCTCATCTCAGAATTGAGTGCCTGGAATATAGGTTTGCTCATTGTTGTATCTTCAACTGTAAATAGACTCGGTTTGTAACTCTTGGCATACTGGAACATATAATCTACTATACCAAGCTTATGTTCTCCTGGTATTCCCAATACTGGTATAGACTGCTTACGTATATAGTCAATAACATAAATATTATTATCTGGAGTTACCGCTACAGCAATAATGACAGAGAAGTCTGAGTCTCTTCTTGCTGAATCTGTTGCAGGATCAACACCTACAAACACATTGCATGGCTGGTATCCTTCATTATTTGCATCTATGAATGAAAGTCCAGTCTCCTCGTCTATATAGAACTTACCATCCCAGTATTTGATATGATCCCTTGTAAATATTGCATCTTCAGCACTCTGCACTTCCATCATATATTCCTGATAGAACTTCTGCGGAGTGCCAGAATCCTGATAAAACTTCTTTTTTCTCTCCATTTCCTTCATTCCGAACCAATCAGGCCATAGAGGAGTACCATCTTCCTGCAATGCCTTATATGTTATCACTTTCCAGCTAAATTCCTCTCTCCTCTTCACTGATTGCTGATGTCCGACAAGAATCTTCTGGATAAACGAATCATAATGTACTGGAGTCCCATTTATCCTCAATCTTCCTGTTTTTGGTTCCAATGCAGGAAAGACAACTGCTGTAACAAGATTCGAGATCTTCGAGCGGCTTTCAGGTGTAATAGTATTATTCTCATCTTCAAAATCATCCAGTACAATGAGATCGTACCTTTTGTGTAGTTTTGCTCCACCTCTTATACCAGAAAGATTAGATTTTGAGATAAGTTTGCATCCATTGGTAAGTTCAATATCATCTTCAGTCCATTTCTTTCCTTTTAAATCTCCAAAATAGTATCTTACCTTATCATTATATTCAATATGATACTTAACATAATCAAGGTTAGGGACAGAAATCTTTGAACTTGCCGCCACCCAGCCATAAAACAATGGCTCTTGAGTAAAGACAAAGTCATGAATAATACTGCACTTAGTAAGAACAGTTTTCCCATGCCCTCTGGGAAGAATGACTGCCAACTGTCTAATACTTGTATCATCAACTGCATCTGCTACCTCATAATGAAAAAAAGGGGTTTCACTCCGTCTAAAGTCATCTGGAAGAAATAATTTGCCAAATGCTATCAAATCCTCATGTGCCAGTTTTAACTCTTCTTCGGCCTTACTTACATTCTGGGTATTAATATTCATTTATCTTCTTTTAAGAATCTCTGGTAATTTATCTGCATTTACTTTAAATTTTTTAAATCTTTCCATTGGATTTTTAGTAATTTTGAAACTTTCCTTACCGACAAGTGATGCTTCAAAATCTGCAATTTTCTGTCTCAGTAGAGCTTCTTCAGCAATCTCTGCTTTGGTCATTCCATATTTTGCAATTCTTGCTTTTTCCTTTTCCCTTTGAATCTTCCAAAACGATTCAAATGCTTCTGGTGATTCTTTACGTAATCTATTCATAAGTTTTTCATACACTGGACCTTGAAACTCAGTAGGAACCTTTACTATTTCTTTATTTATTGTCTCATATAATTTTAGATCGGATTTAGTTATAAATGATTTTGCAGATTGCCCAGATAATGGTTTTGGCTTTATAAATGATCCTCCTGCAGCAAATAAAAACAGACCATCCATCCATTTTGATATTCCTCTTGGTACCTTCATCCCCATAAATTTTCCAGTTGGAAACCATGCTGACTTTTCACCATCCTCAGTTAAGTCAACTTCATCTGTTGCTGTAACTACATTCATGGCATCAAATGCTTTATCGTCACCATTTGGCATAACTACTCCTCAATACTATCTCCGTATTTCTTCTTTAAATACTTGACAAACTTCTTTTCATTCTTACTAAAGTCAATGTAATCACTTAAACTGGTACTTAATAGTGATAACCCCGAAAACATGTAGTCTAAACGCTCATTTACACCCTTTATCTCACGAATAATGTCGTGTTTGGACACAATCTTACCGTTTTTCATACTGGAATGTGCAAAATATGCAGTTTATTTACAAAAACAATCTTTTTACTATTAGTATCCACCTTGACCACTGGTATCTGGAGGTGTTTCCTGCATACCTTCCATCTCTGACTGCATAATATACTTCTCTCCATGTCTATCCTTTAATTCCTGCATCTTTCTTTCAGGTGTCCAGTAATACTTATCATAAAAAACATTTATAGCTTCAATAGTATTTCCTCCATAAAACCCATCTACCTTCAAACCCTTATTTTCAGGATAATATTTTAGAAGTTTCTGAAGTGTTGTTACATTTGCATTAGTCATACCACCTTTTTCCTGGATAACCTGATATGCATCATGTACTTTTTTACTATACTTATCTGTTAACGGCATTTTATTCTCCTCTTAAATATTTGTTTATTTACCTGATCAGCCACTTTCTATTTCCTTAGGTCTTTCCACTTCTTCCAGCTGCTTATCACTGAAGCCCTGGAACTGTATACCAGTCAACTGTGTAAGTCTTGCAGAAGACTTATCCTCGAGATCTAATATGTCGGACAACTTGAAGAGGGCCTTCAATTTGGTATCATCCTTCTCAGACAGATCCGCAACTGCCTTTATTCCTTCAAGGACAGTCTCCTGCGTAATTCCTAATTTTTCCAGTATCGGCTCTAATTCTTTCTTCATTGCTTTCCTTATTCTAGTATATTTGATTAATTCTGAACTCTTAAAATTTGCGTAATGCGGATCATTGGTGGGAAAAGCCTTTATGTAAGCTTCTACTGGACTCATCCCAGATGCAACATAATCTACAAAGAGAACCTCATACTTGTTTAAATTCTCCCTGGTAGCGGTCTTTGGGTTAGATCCGCTTATAGTGTAAATATTCTCCCTTCTGGAAGTATCCATCTTTACATTAACTGGATATGTGCCAGTACAAGTCCTGTAATAGTGGATAGTCCTCTTCCTTCCTTTACTCTTTGAAAGACTTCCTTTCCTTAAAATCTGTACATAGCAGTCATCATCTGCCTTTACCCAGTCACCTTCCTTAGCTTCTCGCCAATCAGCTACTGGTTCTATATCCTCAGGCAGCTCATCAGCATCCTCGTATACACAGTGCGGCTGATTCTTGATGAAGTAGTGTCTCATAGCAAGCGTAAGCGGTTTGTTAAGTTATTGCTACTTCCATTGTACCCAATACCATAGCTTCCAATATATCTTCCTCATCCATGAGGTCTATTTTACTTACGCTAATACCAATATCCTCTTCTTCGATCTCTTCTGAAATCTCGTAGATCTCGTCATTTGCACTGTTATAGGTTATCTTAAGCGTGTATATCCGCATATTTCAAGTTAAAAGATATTTATATAATTGACAAGTATATGTACTTATCCCTGAACAGGAAAACCTGTTTTCTTGGATTTCATGCCTTGTTCTTACTCAGAGCCAGTACCATTTATAGCCTAAGCTAAGCTCTGTCCATGCTCTGCTTTATAACAAGGATAGTTTCGGCAATATCGGAGAAAACTCAAGGAAATTGTATGCCTGTCTATTCAGGTATTCCTCTGAAATCCGACTTCTGACCCCTAAGGCAGAACTAATGCTAGGGTACCTTCTGGGTGATTCGTTTGTCTTTTTGGACATCTGATTGCCAACCAAATATATATTAAATGACTAACCGATGCAAGTTTTAAAAATTGTAGGATTTTAGTGTGTGGCTTTATCACTACACCGTACCCCTATGATAGGGGTTTTCACTATCGTTTTTTCGTTATTTTTGATTTAGTTTTTTCGTTTTTTCGTCTCTTTTCTAATAACTTAGGAGGTTACTATGAAAGAACTACTAGCAATAATTGCTAAAGCTGCAACACAAGCAGGACTACAAGCTCTACGGCTCATTGAGCCTACTGATTACGAGCTGATGGTTGAATGTGGTCTGATAAATGCACCAGTTCATGAAGCTACTGAAATGCGATATAAGCTGGCACGTATAGCTGATACATTGGCTACACAAATGCCTGGTCCAGCAGGACGCAATTGGGGTAATGTAGCATTTAACCTGAATCCAGCAATGGGTAACAGTCAACGTGTTAACAGATCCTATCAGCGTTAACCTAAAGGGGCTCTACTGTATGTATCCCCTTTTTTTAACCCTATTATTGTTCATTGTTTGTACCATAATTAGCTGATACTAGACATTGATAGTCATGTCATAGATATTAGTATATATAGGTATAAACTTATACCAAACAAATGACCATACAGCTCACCTACAGGATTGAGAGGTTGTGATACCTTGAAATATCCACGGTGGTCACGTTAAGCATTTGAGATAACCACAGTTATTTCTTATGTGAACTAAGAGTAATGTATTCAATGGTTCTGTGAGACTATTGGATAACAGTGCAACACTGTACTCCGAAGTGATGGTGGGGTAAACACGATAATGTTTGCTCCTGCAAATGTACGAAAGCACAACACGTGGCTGTATCCTACAGTAACAGGACATGTGTAATATGTTAGTAGATACTGTGCCCATCATTACTGAAGTTTCACCTTTACAAAGGATCACCTTGACATGGTGTAAAGGCTTTTGACTAACGATCCTAGTGTCCTCCTCTTGGGACTATAAAGTACAAGTGATATATTCTAGTGTAAGTCGTGGGAACGCTCTAGGTAGAGTTGAGAGGGGATCTCTCATAAAATAAGTGAGTCTGCAAGTCCATCTCGCCAATGGGTAGCTGCAGTAGACACATCGAGCTTTGATCAAGTTTCGGTGAGTGATGAAGGATTTGATCACCTGGAGACGTTGAAAGGACGTTGGTGCAGTTGATACACTAAGATGCCTACACTGTAATATTTTAACCATAAATTCTTGAAGGGAGGATATAATATGAGTCCTATTAGTTATACCAGTTGTATATTATCTAATGGCTTAAAAGTAGTCAATTTCTCATCTCCACATCCATTTACATTTGATACTGGTGAAATATTACCAGCATGTCATAAAGAATGGGTAAATAAGATGTCTCTTGATATTACAGAAACTGAAGAACCATGGAATGGTAGTCATTCTATTACTGATGTCAAGTTACATGTATCAATTCCAAAGTATGTTCTTGGTGTTTTAGAAAGATTAGAAACCAATGGTGATATTGATGTAGTAATTATTCCATTTATGTTATTACAAGCATTAAAAGATAGTGGACATTCTTACAAGAAATGTCGTGTCATCAGATTAGTAGACAGAGTAACAAAAATCATACATTCTAATAAATTCTGTATTTAGAAGAACTCTGGCCCACAAGGTATTTGTCGGAGCTCTCTTATACTAAACTCTCTTTATTGTCAGCATAGTAGTTGACAGTCGCTATGGGTGAAAGGAAGTAGTAAGGAGAGAACTGTCAAATTTTTAACAATAAAGAAAGGAAGGTGTATTTTCAAACGTGAAACTAAATATTATGAATGGAAAAAACCAGGAAGTTTAAAAGATGATCATCGTATTCCAATACAATATGATTTACCAGAAAATCGTCATATGACACCTTGGGAGGAAAGAGTATTTCCGAATCACAAAGATTTAATTGAGATTGATGCTGAAAGATATATTCTTTTAATAAAAAGTTGGGGTCGTAAATTATACAAAGAGTTAAAGAAGGTCCCACCTCATCGTCAATGTGGATGGTGTAAGGAAGAAGGTTATCCAATTGTATATATGGGCGATGGTGCATTATACTGTGGTTCATGTATGGATGACGAAAAGTGAAAATATTATCAAAATTTATTAGGCACCCAGAGTCATATCAATCTTAAGCTAGAGAGTTATATTAAGCCATAGACTCAGTTAGTCGCTGAATAGACTGCTATGGACTTGTATAAACATAGTGATTGACGTCTACTCATCTTGATGACTGGGCGAACTTGGATGCCTAAACTTTGGCGAATTATATTACTTTCGACAACCAAGATTGGATATAATGAGAATGAGTAGTAGCTAGATACGCAAAAAGCCATTAAGTGGATAACTCCGAAAGGGTAACTGGTCTCATTTTCTGCCAAAACTATGACGAAAAGTAAAAGTGTGGCTACAGGGCAAACAAGGCTGATTAGGTCAGATGAAAGTCCAAGTGCACAGCCATAACTGTTCAGGATTAAAGCTGTTAAAGACCGAAAGGCGACAGAACTCTTGCAAGGGGCTTTTCGTCTAAATTAAGAAGGGAGATATAATGAGATGTCCTTATAAACATAAGTATCAATTAGTAGATTGGGCTACAAAGAAATTTAGAATATCCAAGTTTCGTGCAAATAGGTATAGTAAGAAAGTATTATATGCTATTTGGTATAACTATAAATAAGAAGGGAAAAATATGATAGAAAACAATAATATGTGGGAGGATGAAGAAGAAGGTGAAATATTTGAGACAATACCTGAAGGAGTAATGACAAATCAGCATAAGCTAAAAAAAGCTTTGATAAAAAAGGCATTATGGCATAAAACAAAAGATGGTGAAATTATTTATATCACTAATATAACAGATAGTCATCTAAACAATCTTATTAAATACTATGAAACTAGGAGAGCTATATTGGATGTAAATATGTCTAGTATAGATACTCATGCTTGGGATGACGCAATTGAATCTCCTATTGAATATGTACTGTTAAAAGATAGTTCATTATTTCATACTATAAAATATGATTTATTCGTAAAGGAAAGAAAAAGGAGAAGGATATGATAGAAAACAATAATATAATGATGTCAACTATTCTTTTAATAACATTGAAAGATCTTTTAAATGAAGAATATAGTGATACTAATATTGCTAGAAAAAATGCACAAGCTTTAGTTGATTCAATTTATGATGATGCATATAATTTTTATAAAGATAAAACTATTAAAATGACTTATGTAGATTTTGTAAAAGGATATGATAATTACAAAAAAACAGGAGAAGAAAATGAGTGAAATTTATACAAAACATGAAGTTCATGGTGGTAATAAAGTTGTGGTAGAGTTAATTCCACATAATATTGATGATGATACTTCATTTGATATAGCTAAAATTCTTGTAGTAAGAGAGAAAACAGAAGAAACTCAAGAAGAAAAAATAAGTGTTATAGAGGTTTATGGAGATGATAATAAAAAGATAAAGGTAGAAATATTATGCAAGGAATAAATATAGATGGTTTAGATTTATTACTTTTAGTGATAATATTTGTAGTCAATTATCGAAGAATCATTTGGAAGGAAAAATACAACAAATTGATTTCTTATAGAATTACAAGAAGGGATTAAGTTTATCAGCATCTGCTTATTCCCTTCACTCATACCAATGGTCTATTAGGCCATAGTAGGTGCTGATATTTTAACTAAGAAGGGAGTACAACATGCAACAAAGGTTATACGAAAGATTAAACAGAGATAGATATTATCGAGTGGTAAAGGAAATACTGGAAAATAGTAAAAACCAGGATTTTGTCATTTTAAATGTTCCTAATGAAGGTTTTATCATATCTCTTGATTGTTATGAATATATATATGATAATAGTTTTGATTCTGTGAAAATGGAGGAAGGCTGGAGGATAATAAATGGGAATTATAAATGAAAAAGTATAGCATATGTGGAGATGACATACTTCCTGAACTAATAAGTGGTTGGGATAAAGGTCATAATGCTGAACCAATAAACGAAGGGCAATGCTGCAGTATGTGTAATGATACTGTTGTAATTCCACAAAGAATAATGTTGTATTTCAAAGATAAACAAAAAAAGGAGATTGCTAATGAGTAAGAAAAGAAAATCAGGAAGACCTAAAGGTACAACAAAGGCTAAAGGGTATAAAGTATCAAGTGGTAGACCAAAGAAAGAAGATTGGTTTATGAGAAAAGTAATTAACGGATTTGAAAAGGTTTTCAGTCCTGCATTTAAGAAAAGGAAATAACATGGCTAAATATCAACAAGGAGATGTTCTATTTGTTAAAGTAGATAAAGATAAATGGAATATTGAAATAGATGAACGTACTAACAACGATAATAAAGAAGATAAACAGTATAAAATGACTCCCATAAATGAATTGAGGAGAAAATCTTATGCAAGTACAAAATACATGAGTGAATGTGTTACAGGTGGTAATAAAACAAACTTAACTGTTGCTTATGGTGAAGCTACTGGTCATTCTCATAAGTTCAACATGATAAATCATGATTCAAAGATTTCAATAATGTCATTTGGACACAGAATTACATCTGTAGGTCAAATTCCTGAATTTATCAATATTAAAGGTGGTTCTGCTACAATTAAACATGAAGAACATGCTGCTTTAACAATTCCTGAAGGTCATTACAAAGTTAGTATCGTAAAAGAATATGATCATATGGCTAGAAGAGCAAGGTTTGTGGTGGATTGATGAGTATCTATATCGATTACAAACATGGTGGTGAAAGAGTAACAGAGCTTCAACATTTAATATTAAATGGAAAAATAGGAGATCTAATTACTTTTTATCCTGGATATGGATATAAAGGAATAACATTCAATTTCATAAAAATGGGATCAAAAACTATAAATGTTTATGCATTTGATAGATATTGGTATTCAAGAGATCAACATCAAACACCAGTTGTGAAATTAACCAAGGATTGTATAACATTTCTTAAAGCTAGATATAGAAATACAATGCATGTAAAAGCTATTGGAGATTGGTCTTTTATGCTTAGAGGATTTATAAATTTAGGTATAATACCAAATGTGAGTCTTGGATATTTAAGAGATGGTACTCTGATAACAGATAGCAATAAAACAGAAGTTGCATCATATCTTCCAATGAAAATGAGTTGGAATGGTAAACTTCTTGGCAGAATACCAAAAGCAGCTAAAGATTTTGCTGAACAATGTCACAAAAATGATAGAACAATCAGAAATCGGAATGCAAGAGCTAACTATGCTAATACACGTGTGGTTAGATTAATGAGAGAAGCTGAAAAAAATGGTAACTGGAGTAAGATAACCACTCGAGATGTATTCAGTTTAAGTAATGTAACACGAAGAACTCAACTGATTGAACGTTTTGGAATTGAAACAATACTTGATGATTTGAATGCTGAAATTGTAGATAAAGATGAAATTGATGGAAGAAAATATGAATTATTAAGATTTATATTTCCTACACCAAGAAATGGAGAAACAATACCAGCAACATATCTAAAGATGATAAATCCATCTACAGCTGAAACATGTGTTGAAGGAGTTCCAAACAATCGTATTAATGAGTGGAATCAACGAGAGATTACAATGAACACCGTTAAACAAGCATTAGCCTGGAGAGATGGTGATTTAAATGATTATCTTATTCCAATTGCATTAACTTAAAAAAATGAGGGAGTAGTCTATTTCTTTTGGTTACTCCCTCGAGAAACTGTAAATTTATAGTCAAGATAAGGCTATTATTCCGCAATAACAGAAAGAGGAGAAATAAATGAACAAAATCTTAATGTTCGATACAGAACATGGATCTCATACATTAGGTGGTGAAGCAGAAATTCAAGAAATGTTTAACTGCCCTGTCCTAAAACCAGCTCAATTTGTTGATTTCAGAAATATCATAACTTCATTATATACTACCCAAAGGATAGAAGTTGATAAGAAAATCTCTGATGATCTTGTCATAAAAGAAGTCCAAGAACAAACCGTCTTAAAGAATGGTGTTGAAGTGGATGCATTAATCATTGATTCATTTTCTGAATTGGCAAAGAAGTTTCAAAGATCATTGGTTGATAAAACTGGAGTAATGAAATTGAATTCATGGGGTAAACTAAAGAATACTCTTGATACTTTACTTGAGTTTATTACCAAAGTACCTGGTATTCTTATTGCCACATGTCATAGTAAAACTTCAATTCTTGAAGATGGTAGAACTAAGATTAAACCATATATAGATGGTAGTACAAAAGAAGACATAAGTAAATGGTTTGATTTTGTATTGTATACCTATACAAAGAAAAATGGTCAATCAGAAGATTACATGTGGAGGACCAAACATTCAGAAGTATATGAACATGCCAAAGATAGAACTGATCTTTTGCCAGCTGATATGCTTCAGGATTTTCAACCTGTAATTGCTGCTGCTAAAGAAAAAGGATTCGATAATGTAAGGATCTTAGTTGTTGGTAGTCCAGGTACTGGAAAAACAAGGAGTTTAGCTACATTAATCAATAAAGGAGTAACAAATGGCAATTAGAACATTAACAGTAGGTTCTGGTAATAGTGCTGATTATGAAGCTGGCTGGAAAGAGCTAACGATCAAAAATGCAAAGTATGATCATTATAACAGTAACAAGTTCATAGATATCTGGTTTGAAGAATATCCAGGTAATATGAATGCTCGTGTATATGAAACAGTTAACAAAACCACCAAGGAAGAATTTAGAATTTCTAATTGGTTCAGGTTTTCTAATGCTGGTATACAGGAAGTTATTGATAATGGCTCTGGACAACCAATCATAACATATGATGATGATCCTACCAATCTCGAAGGAATGACAATCAATGTCTTATTCTATAGAGAACAAACAGAAGATGGTGAATATGCTCGTATATGGCGTGAACCTGCCCCTGTTGTAACGGAAACAGGTAATCTGTTGTATACAGAAAAAGATGTTTCCTATTGGAAGACTCGTGCAGAAAGAAGTCTTAATTCATGGAAATCTAGAGATGGAGAAAGTGTAAGTTCTATAGAGACTGTTGCTAGTACAATAACAGACCCTCCAACAGACAAAGTACCATTCTAGTAATCCAATAATATAAAAGGTTGATAGCTGTTAGTAATTGTTTGCTAGTATCTGTCAACCTTTTTTAATCTATGGGAGTAAAAATGGTACCTACAGTCAGAAAACATATAGAGGCTATGATAAAATGGTACTGGAATAACAGAAAACTGGGATTTCGTACCAGAGATATACAAAGTCTTTCAAAAAGAGGTGTTAAATTATACGGAAGAAGATTAGGATCGCCTTCCACATACGATAGAGTTTTTAGAGACATGAAAGAAAAAGGAATAATCAATGTTAAAGAAAGAACAACCAAAAAAGATTCAATCTGGTTATTGAGAGGACATAAACTATGATACTAAAAGAGTATGCATTCTCGCTTACCAATCGTCATCATTTCTTTCCTCCAAGTCGGATATCCTCATTTTATAACATATCTTCAGATACATTCATGTCCTTATGGGATTATGATGAAGAAGTAGCTGAATATGTTAAAAATAAGAAGACTTTATCTGGATACAGAGGAAAGTTGTACATGTCTGATGAATTTATATTCGATGTTGATGGAGCGAATTTAAAACAGGCGAAAGATCTAACATTCGCATTGTTAGAATTACTGGAAGATACTCCATCACAAGTCTATTTCTCTGGAGAAAAAGGATTTCATATACATATATCTAATTCTGCTTTTAAGTGGGAACCATGTAATGACCTGCATTTAAAGGTTAAACATGTCTTAAAGAATAAAGGTTTTTATGATTATGCTGATCCACTTGTTATAGATAGAGTGAGATTAATCAGAATTCCAAATACCTTAAAGATAAGTTCAGGATACTGGAAAATTCCAATTAAAAGATTTGAAATAAATGAAGTTGATGAACAATGGTTAGATATAAATGCTGCTAAACCAAGAGACAGTTTTAATTTCGAGGAACTGGAAACAGATCCTGTATTTGATGTAACTATATCTTTACCAAAAGCAAAATTTGTATCACAAGGTAGAACATCTATATCTAATGATTATATCTGTATTCAAAGAATGATGGAAAATGTTCCTTATGGATTTAGACATAAAGCAGCATTAACTCTTGGTTCTCATTTAAGAATCAGATTTCCAGAAGATGCTGTAATGATATTTATGGAATACTGGAGAAATAAAATATCTTCACCTGATAATCCATTTACTGTAAGTGAAATGGAAAAGATTATGCATTCAGTATACAATGCTAATAGTGGTGAAGGATATAATTTCGGATGTCATTCTGAAGTAAAAGATAGAATGTGTTCTCCTGAATGCAAACTATACAAAGCCAAGAAGTCTATTAGTAACTATGATGTAAGTGATCTTGAACAAGAGCTTATAAAGTTTTACTCAAGTAATCAAGTTCCTTTGGATATAGGTGCGATTTATGATCAGCATTTTCCTATATATCCAGGAGAAACAATGTTACTAACTGCTCCTCCAGAATCAATGAAATCAATGCTGATACTAAATTGGTTGCTTGCTTTTAAGAAACGATCATATTTCATGGAATTTGAAATGTCAAGAAAGCAGGTTATTGAAAGAATATCAATGATTCATAATGGTTGGAATCAAGAAACTTTAAAGAATCATTATAGAACTGGTAAAAATGGTATTCCTAACATGAACCATATCAAGTTTGATTTTGAACCATGTTTTCCATGGGAAATCAAGAAGAAGCTTGATGTAATCAACTTCAATCCAGAAGTAATCTTTATAGATCATTGTGGTTTAATGAAATCAAGATTCAGAGATGAAATATCAAAAGATAAAGATATTTCTGAAAGTATAATGAATCTTTCTAAAGATTTAAACTGCATTGTTATAGGAATATGGGAATTATCCAAAGAAGCTTTTAAGAGTGGAGTGGATATAGCAAGTCCATCAGGATCGTTTAGAATATCCTATAATGCTAACAAAATACTGGCATTAAAGCCAATTAGAAGCAGTGAAGGTGTGATAGAACATCTTGAACTCATTACTTTAAAGAATAGAGAACAAGAAAGACTTAACTGCAGGCTTGATGTCGATCAAAGAAAAAATGGGAGAATCATATGAAAAGAAAGATGCATGAAATATCAACAGACATAATGACTCTTCAAATGGGTCTTGATATGAAAAGTCCAGAAGAAAGGGCAATTCAGCTTCAAGACCTTTTTCTTGAGCTATTTGAAAAAGAAGATGGTATTTATTGGTTGTATACTGATAATAACAAAAAGATTGGAATGGTTAAAAATCATATCAGCAAATGCAAGGTTATACTGGATATTATTCAGCGTGATAATGAACAGATTAAAGGTCTTGTCATAGATACACATGAATCTTTAAACAGTGTTCCTAAACATTCTATATTCAATCCAATAAAGGTAAGGAATTCAAGTGGTGCTGTACTTGTTGAAGATGAAAGTATAATACCAAAAGAATATTTTATCCTGGTTCAAGAAGAAAGATTGGATAAAAAGAGAATATTGAAAGAGTTAAAAGAAGGGAATAAGATTCCTGGAGTTAAACTAGTAAAAAAACCATTTGTTAGTGGTTTAAAAGAAAGGAGTCACGATGAGTGATTTAGTGCTGCATTGCGGTGCACAAAAAGTAATGTTGGATGATCTTAATAAGATACCAATGCCAGAAGAAACAAGAACCTATAAGCCAGTATCTCACTATGATTTAGTAACAAATACTGCAGAGATGGGAGAAATGTTTCTGAAAAGCCAAGGATATGAACTCATAAATGAGAATTATGCTCTTGGTAGAAAAGGACAACATATGTTCTTCACTCTTAATTATAAGAATGGAGCAGAAGATGTTGGCCTCACAATAGGTGGAAGAAACAGTTATGACAAAAGCACTACAATAGGTATTGCAGTTGGTATGAATGTATTTATTTGTGATAATCTCTGTTTCAGAGGAGATCAGGTAACATATTTAAGAAAGCATACTGGTAATGTGTATGAAGATCTTGAAGTTATTCTGATGCGTACAATGAAAAATGCTGATACTGAATTCAAACAAATGAATAATCAATCAATGAAAATGAAAGATGTTGAACTTACTGATAATAATGCTTATAGACAGCTTGGATTGTTATTTGGTAAGAATATACTTCTTCCAAGACAGTTAACAGTTGCTAAAAAAGAATGGGATAAACCAAGTCATGATGTATTTAAAGACAAGAATATGTGGTCTTTCTATAATGCATGTACTGAAGCATTAAAGACATCTAATCCCAAGGAGATTCTTTTGCGTCATGTTAAATTACACAAGGAATTGGCATTAGCTTAGTTTAATTATTGAAAGAGAGAGTTAAAATCATATTCATCAAAGGTATCTGCCTAAAGTAAGATAGGTCCTGAGAAGAGCAGAGTAAATAGATTCCAGGAAACTAGACTATAGAATAGATTTGCTAGTCACTGAACTTACTATGATTAAAAAGCCTGAATGTGATCTCTCTCTTTCTTTAATAAAGGAGTAAAAATGAAAACAATACTATTATTCGAATTCTTTATGTTAATACAGATTTGTATAGCCTGGTTTATCTATGAAGTTTTTTGGAAAGGATTTAGAAGATGATTCAAGTAACAAAAGTTAAAAAAGTATTTCATGATGCTGGAGTACAGCTTTCCGCAAATGCTATTAATATGATAAAAGATGACATAAGCAGACAAATTAGATTAATGGCTAAAAGATGTAAGAATGGCAATGTAAAGAGATTGTCTACTTCTACATATCATATAGCTATGGGAAGATATGAACAGTATTTAAAGGAGAAATAAAATGAATAAAGTAAAAGATGCAATTTATTATTTTGAAGAGCAAGGATTCCTTGAAGAATTAACATCTGATAAGAAATTCTATGTTAAAGAACTAATTGCGGAAGTTAAGAAGTTACAATTAAAAACAACAGAGCTATCTATAGAAGTAAAGAAGAAATAAAATGAGAATAACAATATTTGATAAAAATGATATTACTAAACAAGGAAAAATGAAAGTGAAACACAATGCTCAAATCATGAATGAAGAAGAATTTCTTGAATATGCTTTAGATAATAAAT